TCCATCAGGCGCTCGACCGCCTCGGGCGAGAGCGGCAGCGGCTTACCGGCAGCGTCGCCGACGCCCTCCCAGGCGGTGACGGCGTGGCGGGCCAGAGCCTTGACGAGGAAGGCGAAGGACAGGCCGCGCGACATGTCCGGATCGAGGTCGGGCGAAGCGACGCGGATCGCGGCGAGTCGGCGCGATGCGGCAGCCTGCGCGGCGGCCATGACGGCGGTCGTCACAGGGCGGACTTCCACGCGGACGGCGCGCGGCAGGTCGAGCCAATACGGCTCGGTGGGAAGGTCGAGGGTCAGCATGTTGTCCGTCCGATAAGGTTTCGACGAATGGCAAGGCGTCGGTTACGACTTGCGTTCCACGTGGCGGGGTGAGAGCGATGAGCAGCGAAGTATGGCAGTTCTGGTTTGGTCTCTTGCAAGCTTTTGGGCAGGTGTTATCTGTTTTGGTCGCAGTATGGGCAGCATATTTCGTTTATCGATATACGACGCGACGCGACGAAGCAGAGTATTTGCGTAATTTATGGAGCGAGCAGACGACACTGGATATTTCAATATTGGGAAGCGATCAACTGATGCTCGCGACCGAGAAGCTCATATACGGCGATCACTATGAGCCGGACATCGCGAAAACAAAGCAGATGTACGTCGTCTTCTCGGTTCTGAACGTCGTTCAGCATGCGTGGGTAGCTCATCAGCGACAGGTGCTGACGTGGACCGAATTTGTCGAGTCCGCAGAGACCGCACTGCGCCTCATAAAAAACTGCGAACCGATCGCCATCTACGCTCTGACCGAGCGCGCTTATCCAAAGGGTTTCGCCAAGGATGTCATGGCGATTCTGCGAAAGGTGAAACCGCCAGCGCTGCCTCCGGCGGAACTTGGTCTGGGCAAAGTTTGTCAGGAGTAGACGCTCCCCGCTTGCTGGTTCTTCAGCGCCGCTGTCATCATACGCGTCGCCGCGGTGTTGTAGGCGGCGCGGAACTCGAAGCTCGCTTCGACACCAGCCGGCCCCTCGATCGGCGTCTTGGCGAGTGCGAGGTAGACCTCGTGCAGCGTGAAGATGAGGCTGCGGTTGGCGTCGATCGTGTAGCCGAAGGCGAACTCCGCCGGTGCGTTATTCTGCGCCTGGGTCAGCAGCGTGGTGTCGGCGAAGCGCGCGGTGATCTGGCCGGTTGCGCGCGCGATGCCGGGATCGACGCCCTCCACCTTGCGGTCGGCGCGGATGGTGCGGACCATCTCCATGCCGTTGGCGTAGCTGAGCCGCGCGCCGGTCACCTGCGCGAGCGCGCTGCCGTTCCGGCTGATCGCTCCCTGCGCCTTGTTGAAGGCGGTGTAGGCGGCGGTGGTGGGCGTGCCGCCGCTGCTGCTCGTGCCGCGCGTCGATCCCTGGCCCATCAATCCGATCGTCACCGTCGCTGGCCCACTTGGCGAGAAGTCGATCTCCAGCGTGTCGGCGCGGACGCCGGTGCAGAGATCGTAGCTCGGCACGTCGGGATAGCCGATCTCGATGCTGTTCGACGGCAGCGCGGCGGCGCCGGAGCCGAAGCTGTGGATGAAGTTCGGGGCGGTGCCGGTGGTGGTGGGCGGGCCGAGCAGCAGCCGCAGCCAGTGGCCGATGTTGATGAGGTCGACCGGCACCACCGCCTGTCCCTGCACGGTGACGGTGTCCAGGAAGGGCGCGGCGGGATCGCGGTTGGAGCCGACGCCGATGACGTCCGCATCGAGCAGCGGCTGCTCGGCACCGAGATCGCAGGAGAGGAAAGGCATGCGCCGGAAGTCGTCGGAGGGCGCGGTGCCATAGGTGTCCTCCGGCAGCATGAGCAGGCGGCAATTCGCGCCGATGGCACGCGGCATTTTTGTTGTCCTTCCGAGATATTGTTAGGCGAGGGGCGAGCCGGCCGTGGTGAACCAGAGGGTGACGGGAACGAGAGCTGCGCGGGCTGCGGCGGCGCCCTCGAATTCGACATCCTGGAATTCGGGTGAGCCCGGCTGCGCCCACTCGACCGCACCGCCGAGCGTCCTGTCCGCCGTGACGGCGGCGCCGATAGCGACGAGGAGCGCGTCGAGCAGAGCATTGCGCGCGGCAGGTGTCGCACCTGCGACGGTGACTTCTATCTCGGCGCGGTGCTCGATCTGCCAAGCGAGCGGTGAGAGGATCCCCGTCTCGTCGACGGTGCCACCATCACGCAGGACGATCAGGCCACCGGGCGGCATCCGCTGCGGCATGGTTTCGCCGCGCAGCACGAGTGGCGCGGGGTTGCGGCCAGGAAACGCCGTTAAAAGTCGCATATGCAGCGCCGCCAGCGCAGTCTCGCGGACGCTCACGCCCAGCCCAACAGCGTCGCGAAGAAGCGTCCAGCGACCCAGGTCAGCGCCAGCGCGAAGGCCACGCCGACCCAGCCGAGCACTGCAAGCGCCGACAGCAAGGCCAGACTGGCGCGTCGGCTCACGCTGTCCTCCCGCTCTCGCGTTCCCACGCCGCGACGAAGCGCACCGGCAGCCGGCGGAGGCCGCGCTCGGCGGCGCCTCTCACATCGAGGCGCTTTTGCAGCTTCACCTGTGGCAAAAGCAGGAACATCGGGACGATGCCGCGCTCCAGCATGCCGCGCGCCCAGGCCTCACGGCCCTCCCGATTGCCGGTGCCGATCTCGGCGATGCCGCCGGCGATGAGCTGCGTGCGGCCACGCCCTCGCCGTCCGCGGCCGATGCCCCGCGCCTCGTAGAGCGGCAGGCACCACACGAAGCCCCGGTCGGACTTGAATGGCCGAAGGAATGCCTGCCCGGATGCGACCATCTGCGCTGGCGTCACCCGCATGCCCTTCGCACCGCGGCCTCGGCGTCCGCGCGCCGCGTTGAAGCCGGTCGGGATGGCCAGGAACTTGCCACCCTTGGCGCGGATCAGCGCGCCGCGCTCGAAGGCGTCGATGACGTTCGCCACCTTGGTCCAGACCAGCCCGGCAGGACGCAGCGATTGGCCGGTGCGCGGAAACACTTTCGAGCGCCAGGCATTGGCGATGCCGCGCGCGTTGCCGCCAAGGCTGCTGGTGACCTGCCGCCGCAGTTCCTGCTTCACCTGCTCGGTCTCGGTCCGCACGGCGGACATTGCCGCGCGCTCGCCAGCGCGCACTTCCGCCGACAGCACCTTGCGCAAGTCGCCGATGGCGGCGCTGAGCCTCACGAGCCGGTGCCATCGCGCGGCGGCAGCCCGGTGCGGTGGCGGATCACCGCGACGGCGAGATCATGCAATGCCGCCTGCCCGAGGTAGCCGAACACGAAGGCGAACAGGAACCGGCCGTATTCGTTGAACTCGAGAAAGCCGCCCAGAGCATGACCGACGCTGCCGACCAGCGCGGCGGAGGGCAGCTCCCACGCCAGGCACAACCCGAGCCTGCGACGCTCCGGGTGGTTCCACCGGACGAAGCCGCCGGCGAGGCCGGCCAGCGCGCCGGAGAGCAGTCCGAGCAGCAGCTCGGCCGTGCCTTGTATGTTTTGAGGCATGGCGACTCCAATTGGTGAACAGCGCGGTCGTCGCGTCGGGGAACACGTTCACGAGCCGGGGGCCAGCACGCAGCTTAACCAGACGACCAAAGTCGGGTTTGTCACCAGCGCGGCATGCGTCACGAGGCCGAGGGAGGATCTGCGTGTCGCCATGGTGGTGGCGCCGGAGTTGGTGTTGTCCCAGAACACCGCGCTTCGGCTCTCGGGTAGCGCGAGTTCGCGGCGGATCAGGCTCGATCCCACCCAACAACCTCGGCGAACTTCTGCCAGATCAGCGGACGCGAACTGCTGCCCGAATGCTGGCCGCGCAAGGTGGGCGGGAGTTCGCGTTTGCCGGTGAGGTTTTGGCAATCAACGCACTTGCGAAGCTCTATATTCTAGATGGCGCACTACAATCCAGTATAATTGTATCAAGCTCGAGGCGAACAAGTCTTGCGTGCACTCGGTATCGATGACCCTCCTGCATTCCTCGAGCCTCCGCCGGGTCTATCTGACAAATGGCCGTAACGGTTGGAGGCCCGCCGAGGAAAAAGACCGACGCTGGAGCAGGAGAGCTGTGAACGTCAACAGAAATAACTTTTCCATCCAAAAAGTTATCGGGGCGGAACTGGACAATAACTTGTCTACCAAGAGCTAGCTGTTGCATTGCAGCTGCTCGATTTGACCTCAAGAAATCCGACAAGTTACTGATCGGTTCGCTCGATTGCAGCAGTTGTGCTGCTTGTGCCTGTCTCACCTCGGCCTGTGCTGCCAGCAGGAAGGCCTGGGCCGGCAAGTGGAATTCTTCACGCCAGGTCTGGTCTCGCGGATCAAATCCGCGCCCGATGGCGATTTCCTCGCAGCGAACGGCACCACAACGGCCCGTAATAACAACGGATGTCGGCGGATAGGATTGAAATTGCTCATCACCAGGAAAACACGTATCAAGACCAAATCTCGCTCCAAGATAAAGCAGACGTCTGGTGATAAATATATTTTGAAAAAGAAGACTAGCGTAGTGATAGGATACATCTCTTCTTAGGCCGATAGTGACTAATCGACTCACGACGCCTATCCTTCGTTCGCAGGTGGTTAAAGAAAATACAAATGGTATCATATCCAAATCATAATATAAATCACCTTCACGAACGCGGATTCCATATTCTGGTCCAATATGCATTCGCAAAATAAGATCTGTGCCACGAAATAGGTCTAGTATCCCAGGTCCGTTCGCCATCGACCCAATACAAGCGCCATTCCATCGCATAGAAGTAGCTTGAGTTGTCGGAGCATTGATGCGACACCCATTCCGTGGGTCCAGGACTTCTTGGTGGCCAGGAATGCGATCCGATTGCCAAACCGACCAAGGAGTGTGCACGACCGGCTGATAGGCGCCTGGCTGTTGAATTGCTTGCGCTTGCGTCGTCGCTGCCGGGCCAGATTGCTGCTGCACAATCGCTGGGA